CGCAATCGCATCCCGGCCGAGCTTGATGACGTTGCCCAGGTCATCGAACAGCGCGACCTCACCGTCCTGCAGCCCGGTCAGCCGATAACGGCGATCCTCGACCGCCAGCACCACGCCGTGGCTGCGCAACCCGCCCGCGAACACCACCAGCGCCTCGGCCCCGGTGTGCGGCACGCTGGTCAGGCCATAATTCTGGAACCGCTCGACCGCGTCCTGGCTCTCATCGGCGAGCAGCTCGATCTGCACTTCCTGCGCCTGGCGCGCGTCGTCGACCAACCGGACGATCGCCCGCGCCACCATGCCGCGCACCCGGCCTTCCAGCCCGCTCATCATCTCGCGTGCTGCCCCGATCATGGTGCCTGCCTTTCCGCACGCCCTTCCGGGCGCGCGACATCCTCGCTCACACGCCCTGCGGGCGCGTCGCTGCGGGCGGGCGGTCGCCCTTGCGGGCCGCTGCGCAGCCCGTTCAGCACCGCCAGATCGCGTGTCAGCTGTTGACCGATAATGGTCATCATTGTGTGCAGGCTCATGCCTTGGGCTCCGGTTCGGCGAGCTGGGTCCAGGCCTCGGGCGGGACGAGGTCGAAGGTGGTCACCGTGCCGCCTTCCGCATCCCGGCTGAAGTTCAGCCGCTCGATCAGCAGCGATCCGGCGATGCGTGCGCTGGGCACGTCGCAATCGGCGCGCATGCCGTGGGCGAAGGGCTTGCCGTTCGCCATCAGCCAGCCCGGGACAGTGATCTGCGCCGAGGTTGACCGGCCCGATCGGACGGCGGCTTCCCACTCGGCCCGCTTCTTCAGCGCGGCCTGATCGGACTGTTCCTCGCCGAGGATCAGCAGCGGGCGGTAACGGGTGATGGCCGGATCGCGCGCCTCGCCGCGCACCTGCGCCACGGCCGCACCGTTGCGATCGTCGCTGCCGGCAGCCTGCCCCTTGACGATGTAGTCCGAATATCGGTCCGCAACGCTGCGCGGACCGCTGGCGAAGAGGACGTTCTCGCCTTCAGCCAGGCGCCCGATGCTCTGGCCGCTGTCAGGGTTGCCGATCCGCAGGACGCCGTCACCGGCCGACCAGGCCACCAGCCCGCGATAACGGCACATCCGCTCGATCGCGGCGAACACTGTCTCGCCCTGCTGCAACGCGAACTTGGCGAACGGTGCGCCGGTGTCACCCGCCAATTCAATCGCAATGCCGAACGGCTGGACCAGCTCGGCCGCGATCTGCTCAAGCTTGCGGCCCTGCCAGCTACCGGGTGTGTGAATCGCCGAGCAATCGACCAGATCGGCGGTGCGATCGCGGCCGCGCACATCGATCCCGCGCTCTTCCGGGCCGAGCACGCGCGTGAAGCTGTCGATGTATCCGGTGATCAGCGGCTTGCCTGCCAGCAGCACCCGGCATTCGGCCCCTTCGCGGATCGGCCAATCCTCGGCCCCGGTGCGTTCTTTCGACGCCAGGCGCAGGGCGAAGGTGCCGGTCATCTGGTCGATCCCGCGCTCGATATCGACCGTGGTCCATCCGATGTAGCCGCTGCCATCAACTTCGAGCTGGACGTTGTGATCCGGCAGGGTGGTCATGCTGCCACAGCTCCGCTGTCGCCCGCGCCATCAGCGGTCAGCAGCTCGATGGCGACGCCGGCCGGAACGAAGTTCGGGTGCGCCACCCGGTTGCGCGCCACCAGCGCGGCTGCCCGCGCCTCGGGCGTCAACGGCGTGCGGCGATCGTCCTGACCGCCGTAGATCCGGTGCGCGATCACTAGCGCCGGTTCGCTCGCCGAAAGGCGCAGCTGGTAAACCCGCGCAAGGCTCGCCCCGCGCACGGCGATATCGCGGGCCAGCGCCCGGCGCAGATCGTCGAACGCGTGGGCCGCTGCATCATCGCCGCGATCGGCCGCAGCGAGCGCAAGGGCATCGAGCCGATCGGCGACACTGTCGCGCGCGGCGATGGCCTCATCATAACTCGGATAATCGGTCGCTCCGGCGGTGCGCACCAGCTCGGCCGCGCTGACGATCTGGAACAGGTGCTGCAACGCGGTCCGGTTCGCCGATTCGAGCGCGCGCTGGGGCGTGCGCATCGGAAACTCCATCTCGGGCGCCTGCCAGTCGACCAGCATCTCAAGCGATTGGAGGCGCGTGCGCCGCCCGCCGCCGCCGAGCGCCGACACCGCCAGCACCAACCCGCTGATCGACTGGCCGAGGCGCAGCGGGCTGCGCAGCAGCGCGGTGAGATTGGCGGGCAGGAAATTGAGCCCCGCCTCGAACGCGCGCAGCGCCGGGCCAACCCCGCCGCGCAGCCCGGCGGCGAGTTGGGCCACATCGCCCATCCCGCGGATGATATTGCCCGCCGCGTCCTCGACAAAGCTGGCGGCCTGCTCGATCGAGAAGGCCCCGGCAAATTCGCCCGGAGCGGCGGCGATGATCGCGTCCGCCGTGCGTTCACTATCATTGCCGACAGCCGCCACGGCAGGTGCCGCAACCGCCTGCCCGGCCTCGCCGAAGGTGATCCGGAACCGGGCGATCCCGCCTTCATCGGTGCTGGTGCTGCACGAATAGTCGAACACCACAACCAGCTGCCGCCCGTATTGCGGATGGACCAGCAGGCCCGGCCCCGCCGCTTCGAGCGCGGTCAGCAGCGCATCGCGCGCGGCGATGTATTCGGCCCCGATCACGTGGCAATCGATCGAGAAGGTCTTTGCCCGTGCGCCGAGGTCTTCGGTCACCGGGTCATCGCGGCCGGGGAATTCGTGGCTGACCACACGGCGTCCGCCGCTGCGCTCTTCGGCCTCGGTGCGGAATGCCGCGCCGCGGAAGCTTCCGGGCTGGATCTGGGTGCGCCACACCATCAAGCGGCGCTCCGCATCGTGCGCCCGGTGCGAACCTGCATCGGCAGATTAGTGCCGGGCGATGCGACAGGCGTGGCGCGGACCGCAAGGCCGGGTGCGCTGCTGACATCGATCTTCAGACCGCCTGTCAGATCAAGGCTCGACCGGCGATCGAATTGACGCAGCGGGTTGCTCTGGCTTGGCAGGCGGGCAGGCGCGCGCGGCGTGGCGGCGGGCGTTCCCGCGCTGGGCGCGCCGCCACCCGTGATCTGGCGCAGGCCAGCCCGCAGCACCGGGTTTTGCAGCGGGTTGACGATCCCGCCGAGACCTTTGACCGTGTCGTAGGCGCGCTTCATTTCAAGGATGCCATCAGCGATCAGACCAACCGCATCGGCGATATCCCTGAAGTCCTGGGCAACCGCGTTCCAATCGGTGTTCTCGACAAAATCCTTGCCCCACTTCCACGCTTCTTCGAGGCGATCGGAGACCTCCTCGGCCCAGCGCTTCAGCTCGCCGCTGTCGGCCAGCTCCTTCACCCGGGCGAGCAGGCCTTCGAGATCTTTCTTCACCATGTCGAAGATGCCCGCTGCTGCGACGAGCAGGAGGAAGCTGGTCCACAGATCCTTGAGGTTGGAGATCAGCCCGAACATCGTTTGCGCCTGCCGCTCCATGCCGCCGCCGAAGCGATCGTTCATGATGCCGACCAGCGCTTCCTCGATCGCAGAGCCGGTGAAGGCCGCCTCGCGCCGGATATCCTTGCCGTTCTTGCGATACGAGAAGACCACCCGGTTGCCTTCCTTGCTGGCCCGGATGCCGAATTCCTTGAGCCGTTCGAACTCCCCGGTGGTGGCATCAGCCAGCGCCTCAATGCCCTGCATCAGCGGCTTGGACATGCCCGCCGACGCATCGCCGAGCGCGGTCAGCGAACCGTTCATCGGGTCGATCCCGTATGCCTTCAGCGCCACGAAACCTTCCATCACCTGGTCAAGCTCGAACGGGGTCTTCTGGGTGAATTCCTGCACCCAGCGGATCGCCTTGCGCGCCGCAGTGGCCGATCCCTCGATCCCTTCGAGCTGGACCTGGTACTGCTCGAACTGGCCCGCCGTGCTGAAGAGGTCGAGTACCGCAAAGCCACCCACACCGGCCGCCAGCGCGCCGCCAGCCAGCAACCCGTTCTTGAGCATTCCGGCCGCGCTTCCAGCCAGCGATTTCAGGCCGCGTCCGGCCATCTGACCGCTGCGCTCGACCAGCTTGAGGCGGCGCACCAGCCCGTCGAGATCGCGCCCCAGCTTGCGCGCGCTGCCGCCGATCGCCTGAAAGGTGCGGCCCAACGCCACCTGCCGCAGGCGGCGCGCGCGCCGGTCAAAATGCTCGATGCTGCGCGTGCCGTTGTTCACGTCACGGGCCGCGCCCCTGACCTGCGCCGCCATCTGCCGCACCGATGCCCGCAAGCCGCCGACCCCGGCCCGCGCGCGCTTGGCCGGGGCGCTCAGCCGGTCGACCATTTCAAGGATCATGGAAAAGCGCATTGCGGATCAGTCCTTCCCGGCCTTCGCCTCCAGCTGCTCGGCGGCATCCAGCCAGAATTCGATATCGTCCCATTCCAGCGCCATCAGATCAGACGGCGCGAAGGCGAAATACTTGGCCAGCGCGGCTAGGCAGAGCTTCCAGTCGTCTGGCCAAAGCCGGTTTTGGGCACGAGCAAGTTTCCCAGCGCGCCGAAGTCTTCGACATCGAGGTGTTCCGCCTCGATCCCGGAGAGGTTCGAACAGGCGGTGATCATGTCGATGATCGCGGCAATCTCGGCATCGCCGTGCTTGTCGAACGCCTTCATGTCCTTGGCCTTGGGGCGGCGCAGGGTGACGGCGAAACCGGCAGGCTTCAGCTCCTCGATCTCGATCTCTTCAGTCTGCGGATTCTTCTTTTGCACCTCGATCGGGTGCCGCAGCGTGTGCATCATGCTGGCCATCACAGCAGCTCCTCGGCAGGCTGGCCTTCGAAGATCACGCTGGCCTTGCCGTCCTGGCCGAAATCGCCTGCCTCGACGAAGTATGCGCCGCGCACGACCCACGTCTTGCCGGTGTCGGAACGCAGGGTGAGCGTGGCGTTGTCGATCGCGCGCATCGCGGCAATGCTGACCCCGTCTGTGTGGCGCAGCGCGACGGTGGTGCGCGAAGGCACGGTGCGCTCCATGAAGCTGCCCGCCTCGTAATCGCCCGGCACGTTTTCACGCTGCGGGCCGCCGATCTGCATGGTGCTTTCCCCCGAGGTCGGCAGGCGCTCGCCATCAACCTCGATCGTGACCTGCCCCAGAACCTGATTGCGATTGGCCATGTCTTAAATCCTTCTGAAATGGGTGT